CTTCGTCGGTTTGTACCCTCTTAATTTCCGCAACGCAATCACCTCCCCAACTAAAAAGCTAACTTGGCGGACAATGTCATTGAGTTAAATTGTTGTTTTTCTAACAGCCGTAGATTTTTCTGCGGCTGTTTTGTTATAATTAAGTAAATCAAAGTTAATCGTACAAATCGAAGTTTTCCTAAATAATACCGAGAAGCGTCCCAAAACGGGACGCGCTTTTTTAATAATAAAAGATATAGACACTCTACATATTGACAAGCATCGATTTATTGTTTATACTATACACAAATCGATATTCATGAATGTGAGGCCCCAAATGGAGTTTACGAACAAAGAAGCGGCGAGAATCTTTAAAGCCTTGGGCGATGAGAACCGACTGCAGATTTTGGATCTGCTTCGTGGTGGGGAGCGTTGCGCCTGCATTGTGCTGGAAGATTTGCAGATTACCCAGTCAACCTTATCCCATCACATGAAAATTCTCTGTGACGCCGGAGTCGTAAAGGGAAGAAAAGAAGGGAAATGGGTTCATTATTCCATCGATCCGGAAGGCAGTGCCAGAGCGGGTCTGATTTTGGCGCAACTGCTTGGCCGGGAAAAATAAATACTGCTGAAATAGTTGCCACCGGAAAGGTGGCAAAAATTAAAGACAATACATCGACAAATTTGAATTTGTGGATATAAGGAGAGGATCATGCATTATATTGCGGGATGCTGGGAATTTTTCCAAAAGCAAATACTGGGGCTTCAATGGCTGAACGGACTGATCGGGGACTTGCTGCAGGCGGCAGGAGTTAATCCGGAGGGCGCGGTTTTTCATCCCCTTCAGTTTTTCCTGTATGACAGCATTAAAATTTTCTTCCTGCTGTCTGTTCTGATTTTTATCATCTCATACATCCAGAGCTATTTTCCTCCGCAAAAAACGCGGCGCATTCTGGGCGGTATCCGAGGCTTGGCTGGGCGTTGCATGGGAGCTTTGCTGGGAGTGCTGACGCCGTTCTGTTCCTGTTCGTCCATTCCATTGTTCATCGGCTTTTGCAGCGCAGGGCTTCCCATCGGCGTGACGGTTTCGTTCCTGATCATGTCGCCCATGGCGGATCTTGGCAGCCTGGCCATGCTGATGACACAGTTCGGCTGGAAAATTGCGGCGGCATACCTGGTGACGGGTTTTGTCATCTCTGTCATTGGAGGGACGTTGATTGAAAAGTTTGGCTTTGGCGAATACATTGCCGATTACATCCGTAAGGCAAGAATGGCGGAGATGGAGGAAGAAACGCTCAGTTTTCGTGACCGCCTTACGGTGGCTGTTGATGGTGTCACTGACATTGTGAAGCGTGTCTGGCTGTATGTTTTGCTTGGCGTGGGGATAGGTTCTTTCATTCACAATGTGATTCCTCAGGAAACGGTGCAGGCGGTACTGGGCGGGGAGCATTGGTACAGCGTGCTGTTGGCCTGTCTTGTGGGAATTCCCATGTATGCGGATATCTTCGGCGCCATACCGATTGCAGAAGCGCTGCTGGCAAAAGGCGCCGGTCTTGGCACGGTGGTGAGTTTTATGATGAGCGTCACCGCCTTGTCACTCCCGTCCATCATCATGTTGCAGAAAGCGATGAAGCCGAAATTGTTGGTTGCTTTTGTTGTAGTGGTCACGACCGGTATCATCCTGATCGGCTATTTGTTTAACGCGTTTTCGTATCTGTTCATCTAAATAATTGAGAGGAAGGAGCAAAGAGAAATGGCACTGTTTGGTTTTGGTAAGAAAAAAGGAGAAGACAAAAAGGAAAACAGCTGCGAGGCAATGCAGGGAAAGGGGCCATGTTGCGTCGAAACAGAGGCGGGAAACCCGGATGCTGCTTGCGCGTGCGGCGGAACCGGATGTAACATCAAAGTGCTGGGCGCAGGCTGCAAAACCTGTCACGACCAGTATGAAAACGTGCGGGAGGCAGTGAAAGCAATGAGGCTGTCTGCGGATGTGGAATACATCACCGATATGGAAAAAGTGATGGAATACGGGGTCATGTCCATGCCTGCCATCGTTGTGAATGAAAATGTCGTGACGATGGGCAAAGTGCTGAAGCCGGAAGAGGTGGAAGTGTTGTTGAAAAAGCTGGGATGTTGAATGGGCGAAATTATTTGGACAGACAAATTCGGATTTATCGTAGTAAATGATTCGGCAGCCGTGGAACTTCTGCGACTGTCTTCCATATCAGCAAATAAATCCCAACCAAAAAAGGCTCCCTTCGCGGAAGCCTTTTTTTAATTCCTTTACAGCAGGTCGACCAAAATCTCTAATTCGTGTTCCAACCGTTCCAGCTCCTGCTGAATGCATTTCATCCGGAATCCGTTCCGGCAGCTGCGGCCTTCCTGTTTCAGCCGTGTTATCTCTTCTTTGCGCCGCTTGATGATTTCTTCTGCCTCGGGATCCCATTCCAACACCGTGGCATAGTCCTTGGCGAACCGCGTTTTGTTCTGTTCGTCCCGGCCCTTCTCATCACCGTGCAGGATGAAGTTAACATACTCGCTTTTGTTCTCTTCGATGAAAATTACCATGTCGTAAAACCCCATCTTAAGGCCGATACGCTGCACCGTGTAGATGTCGAACATATTTGTCTTGCCCGTTTCCCGGACCTTCAGAATCTGCTCACGCACCTTATCTGTCATCGCTGCACACCTCCCAGCCCATCAGAAGTTTCGTGTACACGTTGGT